ATTTAACCTTCTTCAAGGAAATGCTCCTCCATGTTCACCGGGATTGCGCGGCTTTATGCTGCCTTTCACCCTCACATATCGAGAAGGACCGCAAGGTCATAATCGATAGAACATCGGAAGAAGGGATGAGTTTTCTCACGAAAACTCTTCCGTCTCTCGGCAAGTGCCTAGACAAGGCGCTTGGCAGGGACATACCCTTCCCAAATGATCATTCTTTTCAAACCAGAAAAGATGGTCTTCCCCGGTTTCTTTCCGGGTTTTGGGATCTCATCTTCCCTGTCAATCAACAGGGTCCAATTGAGGACACACCACCGTTCCAAGATTGGAAGGCAGTAACGCACGAACATTTCCGAAGGGAAATGCTCAGTGTGGAAGCTGTGCGTGCCGTACGACAGATTTGCTTCTTGTTGTACAAACTGGAGGGTGCTCATAGCAAACAATCAGAGAGTGATACTCTACGCGGATTCTACCGCACGGATATCTCACTCCCTGAAGCTGATGAAGTTAGGAAACTTCCCAGCGATAGTCAAAGAGCGTTGGAGAACGCTCGGGCTATTATTTGCTATGTCTTGAAAGATCTCGATCTTTCAAACATCACTCCAAAACACGGACCAGGGTCAGTTGCCACAGGTGAGCAGAACTGGGAGAAAATGAATTTTTCTCGGTTCTATGAGAAGTTGGATGCAGAGTATTCGTACCCTGATTACTTCTTCTTTAACTACACCCATTTGGCTGACTGTCTCGAATCTTTAGAGAACATGGAGTCTCACGACTCCGCAACCGCGAAAGTGGTGCTAGTTCCTAAGGATTCTCGGGGACCGCGTATCATTTCTATGGAACCACTGGAACTCCAGTGGATACAGCAGGGACAGATGCGGGCTCTAGTAAAACTACTAGAATCTCATCCACTAACTGCGGGATACGTGAATTTCACGTCCCAAGAAGTGAATCGCAGTCTTGCACTCGATCACAGTTGTAGTGGCGGTTATCTTGCCACTATGGACATGAAAGAGGCTTCCGACCGTGTTTCTGTCTGGCTACTCAAGCAACTTTTGCCTGAGTATCAGCTCAAAAAGCTGATGGCGTCGCGTAGTGATTACACGCAGCTACCGGATGGGACACTGATGAGGCTAAATAAGTTTGCGCCTATGGGATCAGCTGTATGCTTTCCTATAGAAGCTCTCGTGTTTTGGGCCTTAGCAGTGGGCACACTCACAGACATAAGATGCGCTAGGGACTTTTACAAGCTCCCAAGTGTCTATGTCTATGGTGATGACATTATTCTCCCTAAGGAGAATATGGCACAAGTTGGCGAAGTTTACGAGGATTTGTTTCTCCTTGTGAACTCTGATAAGTGTTGTGATGGCAGATTCTTTCGAGAATCTTGTGGCATGGACGCATACAAACAATGTTGCGTCTCACCCATACGCTATCACAAACAAGCCAACTTCTCGTCACCGCCTGCTCTCCTCGCTTACGTTGCGTATCACAACGCGCATCAGGTGAGGGGACATGTAAATGCCGCAACCGCTTTGCGCGGACGGCTGATACATGAGTTCGGTCAGCTTCCATACTGTAACGTAGAGGAATCTCATCCTCTAGCATTGTTGCAGCCTGGAATGACGAACAGTGATGTGCACGCTTACAACTCAAAGCTGTTCCGTACCCGGTTCAATACGAGCCTTCAACGGAATGAGTTGCGATTGCGTGTACCCACTGCCCCTAAAATCGAACGGGGAGAACCGGACTGGCACGAAATCCAGCGCAAGGGAACTTTGGGTCTTTCAGATCCATTTGGTTTCCATAGCGCTGGCTTCGAGCCTTGCAGGTACAATGTACCGAAGCGAACAACGCTTCGGTGGGCGTGGGTTGACATGAGTCAACTGGCGGGGAAATAACTTTCCCTTGGGAGCAAGAGTAAGAGC